TCTTTCGTCTTATCTGTGGATAACCGGCGGGAACTGGCGGGAACTGGCGAGAAACAGCAGGTAGATGCCATGATTGGTCGTGACCGGCCGCGACTCGAGACTGTGGATATTGGGGGGAAGTCGTGGGGGCACCTTGTCGCCGAGTGGGCGAAGGTTCACATGAGCGTGAGTTTGATGGGCTGGCAGGTTCATGCTCTCGAGGGCATGTTGATGTTGGACGACAGCGGTGAATTGCATTTCCGTGAATCGTTGGTGTCCACAGCCCGGCAGAACGGCAAGTCTGTTCTGCTTCAGGCCGTGTTGGGCTACTTCCTGACTGACGGTGCCCGGCATCGCGGCCGCCCCCAATCCGTGCTGTCCGTTGCTAACCGTTTGGATCGTGCGGAGGCAATCCACACCGCCTTGGCACCGATCCTCGAGGCCCAATACGGGGCGAAGGTCACCAACGCTGTTGGCCGTAAAGCCGTGCTCATGCCCGATGGCTCCAAATGGGAAGTGCGTGCCGCGACCCCCAATTTGCATGGTGGATCGTATGACCTGATCGTCGTCGACGAACTGTTTGACATTGGCTCCAACTGCATTGACGACGCATTACGGCCGTCCATGATCGCCCGACCCAACCCGCTATTGGCCTGCTTCTCCACAGCCGGCGACGAAGGATCGTCGGTGATGATTCAGATGCGAGAAATGGCCGTGGCGGAGATCGACGGGGGCGTGTGCGGCGACACGTATTTCGCGGAATGGTCGATGCCGCCCGGGGTGAACCCGGCGGATGAGCAGTGGTGGGGTTGGGCCAACCCGGCTTTGGGCACCACCGTCACCGTCAAAGCACTACGGGCCGCGTCCAAAAAGGAGTCGTTTATGCGTGCTCACTTGAACATGTGGGTGTCCGCCCGTGGAGCGTGGCTGGACGCTGGCCAGTGGGCTGACCTGCAAACCGATGAGCCGATGCCGCCAGGCGGAATTTTGGCGGTGGACTCGAGCGTTGACGATGCCCGGTATGTCGGCGTCCGATCCGTCGTGGCGGACAACAAAGCCCACGTTTGCGTCGAATTCGTTGCCAATTCCGAAGACCAAATGTGGGCCGAAATTGAGCGGGTCATGGCCGACCAAACCGTGCAGTTGGCGTTGACACCCACCCTTGAGATCCATTGTCCGCCTGTCCTGTCCCGTCGCACCACCATCGTCGGCTACGGCGAACTCCTTAAATTCTCCAGTCTCGTCAGGTCGATGCTGGTGGAAGGGAAGGTGACGCAACGCGGGCAACGCACCCTCACCGAACACGTTTGCCGTGCTGTCCTCACGAAAACGGCACAGGGCACCGTGTTGTCATCACAGAAATCGCCGGGGCCGATCGAACTGGCACGATGCATGGTGTGGGCTATCGCCTTGTCGTCGAGGCCGATAAGTCGCACGAAACCCATACTTGCGATCGCCCCGTAGCACTATCGTGGGTTCTGGTGTCCGTCCCGTGTCGGGCGGGGCGGCCACCACCGATCAACGGAGTGACCATGGGAATTTTCAGTCGAAGCGTGAACAAAGCGGCGATCAGTCCCGCCCCTGAACCCCATGTCAAAGCGGCCGCCGCCGGGTCAGGTTCCCGCGACGGGTACGGCACCTATGGCGGATACACCAGCCAAGCCAACGGCATCAACTTTGTCGGTGCGTACTACACCTACTACGAGGGTGAGGCACGCAATCGTGCCATGTCGGTGCCGACGATCAGCCGTGCCCGCGACCTGCTTGCATCCGTGATCGGCTCCACCTACCTGTGCATGTACACCGAACGGTGGAACGACCAAACCATGGAAATGGAAGAAGTCGACCTTGCCCCTCGAGCATGGCTCCGCCAACCCGACCCGTCCGTGCCGTACGCCACGCTGATGTCGTGGACATTGGACGACCTGTTCTTCTTTGGTCGTGCGTTTTGGTACATCACGTCACGCACCGCTGACGGCTTCCCTGCGTCGTTCACACGCCTGCCCGCAGGCACCGTCACCACTCAAGATCAGTCCGGGCCGGTGTGGTTCGCTCCTTCGAGCGAAGTGTATTTCCAAGGCGGAATGATCCCGCCCGAGGATTTGGTGCAATTCATCAGCCCGGTGCAAGGCATTATTTACATGTCTGAACAAGCCGTCGCTACCGCTCTCCGCCTTGAGGAAGCCCGGTATCGCAACGCCCAATCCGCCATGCCGTCCGGCGTCCTCAAGCAGACTGGCGGTGAACCGTTGTCGGCACAAGAACTGGCTGATCTTGCGGCCGCGTTCAACAGTGCCCGCATGTCAAATCAGACGGCCGCACTCAACGAATTCTTGGATTACACCGAAACCAAAGCGTTGCCCGACAACATGCTGATGATCGAATCCGCCGAATTCCAAGCCAAAGAACTGTGCCGTTTGACGAACATTCCGTTCTACTTGGCCGGTGTCAACATCGGCTCATACCAGTACACGACCAGCCGTGGAGCACGCGAAGATCTTTACCTGTTCGGTGCCCGCCAATACCTGGACTGCGTGTCGCAAACGTTGAGCATGAACAACGTGCTACCGCGAGGCACCTACGTCAAATTCGACATTGACGACTACCTCGAAGGCGTGCTCGAAGACAGCATGCAAGAAATGCCCGAAACCACACAGACACCCGACACCGCACCAATGCCCCAGGAGGACATGTCGTGAAGATTCAACTATCAGCAGGCTTCGCATTAGACGTGCAAGCCGAAGCAGGCGAAACCACCGGCCGACGCGAAATCTCCGGCCTTGCCGTCCCCTATCAGGTGACCGCCACCGTCGCGGATGGGTCGGCCGTCATGTTCGCCCCCGGCTCCCTGCCCGTCGACGGCAAAGCCCCCAAACTGTTCATGTACCACGACGCCTCCCAGCCGGTCGGTTTGGTCACCGAACGACGCGAAGCCGCCGACGGATCGGGCATGCTGTTCACCGCCAAAATCGCCGCCACAACTGCGGGTGACGAAGCGTTGCAACTCGCCAAAGAACGCGTACTGGACAGTGTTTCCGTGGGTGTCAACGTCGTCGATTCCTACACCATGGAGGACGGCACCGTGGTCATAACCGCCGGTGACTGGATGGAACTGTCACTTGTCCCCATCCCGGCATTCAGCGGTGCTACCATCACCGATGTGGCCGCCTCGGCGGACACGACTCCCGACACCGAAAACCAACAAATCCTGAACGAGGAGCCTGAAGTGTCCGAAGTCGAAGCCGCCGCCCCCGAAGCCGCACCCACCAACCCGCTGATCCAATTCGCGGCCCCGAAGAAGGCTCCCCGCCTCCCCTCGGCCGGCGAATGGATGGCCGCGTACCATCAGGGCGGAGAAACCTTCGCCAAGGTGAACGCCGCTGTCGTCGAATGGCGGAAGGAAAACCAGTCGACCTACGAGGCCGCCGCAGGTGACGTGATCACCACCGACACGCCCGGTCTGTTGCCGGTGCCCGTGTTGGGCCCGTTGGTGCAAAATGTGAACTTCGTGAGGCCTTGCGTCCAGCGACTGGGGGCTCGTGCGTATCCGGACGGTGGAGCACAAAAGACGTTCGTGCGTCCGACGATCACCACGCACACCAGCGTCGGTGCACAGGCCGCCGAACTGAACGCAGTGTCGGCCACCACCATGGTGATCGCCTCCAACAGCGTCGGCAAAACGACTTTGGCGGGACAGGTCACTTTGTCCGCCCAAGACATCGACTTCACGTCGCCCGCCGCCATGCAGTTGATCCTCAACGATCTCATGGGCGAATACATGATCGCTTCGGACAACTTTGCGGCCGACAACCTGTTGACCGCTGCGTCCTCGAGCGGCGTGTGGGACGGCACCGTCACCGACCTCATGAAGTCGATCTACGACGCGGCCGTCGACGTGTCCAACGGAACCAACTTCTTCCCGGACACCATCTTCGTGTCGCCGGACGTGTGGGGTCAGATGGGCCAGTTGGTGGACGGCTCCAACCGTCCCGTGTTCCCGTACGTCGGTGCCCCCGGCTTGCAGGGCATGAACGCCTTGGGTGGCGGCAACGCCTCCACATGGGTCGGCTCCAACCCGCTCGGCCTCGAGATCGTCGTCGACAGCAACTTCGCTGCCAAGACCATGATCATCACCAACAGCCAAAAGGCGTTCGAGTTCTACGAGCAGGTTCGCGGACTCATGTCCGTCGAAGTGCCCTCCACCCTCGGCCGCACCTTCTCCTTCTACGGCTACGTCAGCACTTTCGCTGCCGTGTCGTCGATGATCCGCAAGATCACGCAGGCCTGATCGGAGGGGCCGCCACATGGCGAC